TGAGCCCGGCGCCGGTCGGCGGACCGCCAAGTTGCACGGCGGGGGACGCCGCTGGGGCAGTCGTCGGAGGACCTTGCGAGGTCGAGGACGGTCTGGAGGTCCTTCAGCCGCAGAACGCGCTCGTGCCCTGACGGTGTAGTCACCGTGAGAGCAATCATGCGGAGGTAGTCGTTCGGGATCGGGATTTCGCCGTCTTGGTACGTCACGCCGTCGTAGGTGACGGAAACGGACTTCTCCATCGGCGGAATACGGAGAACTCGCTGGACCCTTGAGACGGCCTGCTGGAGGAAGGTTTGGCTTTGAGCGGCGGTCATATCGCGCCGCTTCAGAAGGCCCTCGAACTGAGCCTGAAGTTCACCGTAGTCCATGTGTGTTAAATACTCTTGGAGGTCCCGACGAGCTTTCCGAAGTTCTCAGCCTTGAGCTTGGCGAGCGTCTTGCGGATGGGCTCCTCGAACACGTTGTAGCCTTCACGCATCCAGCGGTCGGCTACGGCAGCGGGCACAGAGCCCACGAATAGAAGGTCTCCCGTCGCGTCGTTCGCGCCAGTGGACCTGTCTTGAATATCTTGGAGGAAGTAGTCAGGGATTTCTTGGGTGTAGTGCACGCCAAGCTCGTCTCCCGGCCCTTCGAGCAGAGAAACATTCGTCTCTAGGATTTTGTCTGTCATTGTCCACATAAAGAGGAAGGGAGGCCCCAGTTAAGGAGCCTCCCAAGTGCTTATTAGGCGCTTTCGCGAACCAGCGCGGAAGCCTGCTGATGCATGTGCTTCAGCGAGAACTCACCGACAATCATCATCTTCATGTTGTCGCCGGTCTTCGCCAGCGTTTCCCGGAACCAGTTACGGCCCTGGAGATACACACGACGCCACATGGCCGGGTCGAACATGAGGGTGTCGCCCGTCTTCATGTAGCGGGACAAGACAACCTTCTCTTCGCCAAACGGGCTGACGTAGAGGTTCACGGCGTTCACGATGGTCTTGGAGCCATCGTTGATGACGCGGGAACGGCCAGCCGCGTTGGTGAAGCCTGCGAAGACGCGGGAGTTGGCCGGAGTGACGAGGGTGATCGTCGGCTCGCCGCCCACAGCGTACAACTGCTGAAGTGCGTCGAGGTACTTGGCCTCGCTAATAACCGTCGTGGTCGCGCCGGTCTTGATGATGTTACCGGCGTCGATCTGACGCTGCACACCAGCGAACACGCGAGCCGTACCGGCAGTGCCGGGGTTTACCGCAGCAGCGTCGTTGAGCGTGTAAGCCGCTTCAAGGTCCAGCTTCAGGGACGCAGAAGACTTTGCCGCCTCACGGGCGCTTTCCTTGCCTCGACCGTACTTCGAGACGGCATCGTTCGTACCAGTCACCTGGAAGGTGTCTTGGAAGATTTGCGTCACGGTGTTCCGCATCGTGGTCGGGTTGCGGGTGGTCGCGGTAGCGTCGAAGCCTTCGACCTGAGCGTTGGGGGCCGCAGCCCGCAGCACGTCTTCCTGCCACTGGAACAGGGTATTGTGCACGCTCTCCGTCTTCACCAGCGAGGTGAACGGGGCCTTGGTGGGGGTGATGTTGGTGATGATGTCGGAGATGTCTTCCTTCTTACCGACAACATCGTAGGAGCTATAACCGGGCATTCTTCTTGTTTCTTTTTCTTGTGGGGTTTGGATTAGTCGTCAGACTGCGACCATCGCGCCATGAAGGCATCTGCGGCGTCGTCAGTCGTACCGGACTGCTGAAGCCGCTTCATAGGCTCTTGGGCCTTTGCGGACTTCGTGACTTTCTTGGTGGTCTCTGCGGTGGCAGTACCCTTGACAATGCGTTTCGGAGCTTTCTTCTTGTCCGACTTCTCGCTCTGTACTTTGGTCTTACCCTTGGCGTAGAGACGCGCCATGTTGATGAGCTTGATCGCGGCGGGGTTCACGAGGTTGTTCACGACCTCGGCAGGCATACCCTGCTCAAGTGCGAAGGTACGGATTTCGCCGTACAGCGCTTCGTTGAAACCTTCGATGCCCTTCTCGGGATCAGAGAGCGTCTTGATCGCTTCCTTGGCTTCGGCCATGAGGTCATTACGCTGTTGCGTGTGAAGCTCTTGGACGAGCGCCTGCATGTCCTGTTCAAGGAACTTAACGTCCTCGTAGGCAGTCTGAATGGCGTTGCGGGCTGCAACGAGTTCTTCCTGCGTTACGTTCGGGTCCTTGGAGGCAGCTAGGAGGTCGATCTTGGACAGAGGCTCGTACTTCGCTCGGGCACGCTCGATGAGCTTCGTCTGGCGCACGAGGTATGCGGCGGACTGGTCTTCGAGGGTCTTGCGCGTGGTGGCGACCTCTTGGCTCTTGCGAGTGAGTGCGGCTTCCTGACCGGCTAGGCGCTTCAGTTGACCTAAGGAGAACTCGCGCTCCTCGCCGTCTACCGTGACTTTGAACTTGTGCTCGTCCTTCACCTCAACGGTGGGCTGCTCGTTCTCGTCATCGCCTTCGTCGCCGTCTTCGTCGTCGTCGGTCTCTGGAGTTTCCTCGGAGCCTTCGTCGCCGTCGTCAGCGTCGTTGTCATTGTCCGCGTTGTCGTCTTTGGCCGGTTTACCCGGCTTCTCGTCTTCTTCTGCGTCCGTGTCCGTGGATGGCTCTTCAGCGTCCACACCCCACAGCTTCGCAAATGCGTCTTCGGCGTTCTCGCCGTCTTGAAATTCTGTAGCAACGTCCGTATGGATAGTTGACATGGGCAGTTCGTAAACTCTTTCGTTCAGTCTTCGTCAGACTGGTGTTTGTCTTTGTTGATGATGTTGTGCGCGGCTTCGACGTAGCTCGCGAGATGGTGGCTGAAGCCGATGAGGGCTTGCAGCTTCGTGTATTCAAACTCTCGTAGCTTGGTCTCGTGCGGCTGGGAGCCCACGATGGCTGCGAGGCACTGGTCCGAGTATTCCTTGAAGATGACGTTGAATGCGTCGTCGGACAGCACACGCTCCGCACCCTCGCCAAGCGAGAGGATTTCGTGTTCGGGTCTTTGCATTGGTCCTTAAAGGGGCGAGAGGCCGAAGCCTCCCGCTCTTTAGTTACTTGAACAGGCCGTTGAGGATGCCTGAGTTGCCGTACTTGGCAGCGGCTTGCGGGTCGATAAACTCGCCGGTCACAGGGTCCTTCATCATCGCCGTGTTGCGGGCGAAGAAGTCAGCGAAGGGGTTGCTCGTCGGGGCCTGTGGCGCTTCCGCAGGGTGCGGGGCGGGCATGGGCACTGGAGCCGGGGCCTGAGGGGCCGGGGCGCTTGCCTGAGCCTGCGACGGAGCGCCCACTGGTCCATAGGGCCACTGAGCGTTGTCGAAGGGCGAGGCTCCGCTGGTGCTGTCGCCAATGGCGGCAGGGTCGTCCTTGTGCATGTCCTTGAGTTGCGAGAAGGCGTCCTTGAGGCGGTCGAGGGGGTTGTGTTCCCCCTTCTTGTTATCTTGCGCCGCCTTCAACTCCTTCGTGAGCGCCACCAAGTCATCGCTATGGCTCCCGCTGAACGGGTCGGCCAAGCCCTTGCTCTGGAGGGCGAGCATGAGCAGTTGGAGTGGGTTCATCTGTCGTCCTTAGGTCGCACTGAAGATGGCCTTCTGGTTCATCGGATCGACACTCTCAGCCAGTTCGAGTTCGCGCTGAGACACGTTCACCTTGTTGGCGATATCCATGTCCTTACGATCTGCGTCACGGTGAGCCGTGAACTCCTTGACCTGAGCCAGCAGCATCGCGATCTGCGTCTTCATCTCCTCAATCTGGTGATGACCTTCGGCCTTGCCCATCGCCGCCTGAGCGGTGAGGAGTGCGGCTTGCGCCTTCTTGTCCTCAATCTCCAGCTTCTTCATCTCCATCGGATCAGGGCCGGGAGGCTTGATCTGCTCTGGAGTGATGATGTAGTCCGCGTGGTTCGCGAAGCCGTTCTTCTTCATGCCGTCCTTGAGAAGCGCGTACTGCTTCTCGGGCGGGCAGAACATCGCGGCCTTCGGGTCCTGCGTGAGCAATCCCCAAAGCTGGGCGAACTTGGCTGCTTCCTTCTCCTGCTCGCCGTAGCCAACATGGAGCGACACCTGAACCTCACGGTTCGGCGTCCACGACTTCGGGTCAACCTTCTGGAAGGTGTTGTCGAACTCGAACAGTTTCGCCTTGCTCTCGTTCTCCATCACGAGCTTGCGTGCCTTGAGGAACAGGAGACTGACGAAGTTGGCGAAGTTGCGGGCGATGACCTTCTGGCGCACCTGGGCGAGGTTCACGAGGTCGTTGACGAGCCCTTGCGAGTTCTGGCTGCTGATGGCGTCCTTGTTGAGACCCTGCGACAGCGAGGAAAGACCAGTGGTCTCCTCCTTGTTGCCCTTCAGCATCTCAATCGTCTGGAAGGTGAACGGGTTCAGGTTCGGGTACTGGAGCGGCACGATGCCGTCTCGGACCTTGACGTTGACAATGCCCCGGAGACGGTTGTCCAGAAGCTCCTTGGGATCGCGGCTGTTGCGCATGATGTCCTCGACGTCGGGGAGGCTCTTGCAAGGGGCGCCCCCCGGCGGGCAGTACTGGCCGGAGCCGTACTGGGCGTCGAGCGAGGCGG